GGAGAGCTAACAACAGCATAGTTACCAGCGCCACGACGTGTACGCTGAGCGATCAGGTTAGCAACACGGTTGATCAGAACAGCCAATGCAGCGTGTTCGTCACCAACAAATGTAGCAGTACCAGATACAGTAGCTTGGTTGTATGTGAACTCAGTTGCAGCCAGACTACGCAGGCTCAACAGGATTTCTTGGTCAATTTCAGCTGTAATTTCTTGAGCCAAAGCTGCCATGATTTCTGCTTCAACATCAATGCCGTGCATTGCTTGTGCATCTTGCGCGGCTTCAAATGTCCAACGAGCTTGTAGCTTGCGGGTCTTAGCTTCAACCGCTTGCTTCAAGATCTGCACAGAAATCTGCTTACCGCCAGTGCCTTCCATGGTAGCTGTTGCGCCACCAGTGTAGTTGGTAGCGGTATCAGTGCCCTGAGGTACTGTGGAGTACGCAGTTGCGATTTTGAATGGGCTCAGTGCTTCTTCACCTGCAGCCACGCTGGTTGCAGCAGCTGAAGTGTCGGTCAGGTTTTGAGCATAACGCACACGTAGAGTGTGGATTTGGCCCACAGGACCAGTCATGGGCTGCACGCCAACCAATTCGTTAGCGATAACAGTGGGCATAACACGGCGAATCACTGGAAGAATCACGCGGTTCAAAGTAGCAATGTTACCAGCTACAGTAGATCCTGAGCTTGCGTTTTCTTTCAGGTACTTGCGAGTGTTTTCGAGAATCACACTCATATTGTTGCGCTTGGTGCCATTAAGACCTTCGAGCAATGCTTCTTTGGTCTCGCCCCAGCGACTTTCTAGTAGTTCTTGTGACATCAAAGTCTCCTAAAAAATTATAATCCTGCCAGGCGCTTGAGGTCAATCACATTGCTGCGATCTTCCTGTTGACTACTTGGAACAGTTTTATCTCCGGTCACTGCAGAAACCTGTTCGGTGATCACTTTTTGTGCTTTCACTGAACGATCTTCTAGCACTGCTGGTAGATACTTTTCGTAAGCTGACTTCAGACGCGGGGTCTGAACGCTTTCCAACAAATTACGCATTACTTCGGCTTTGTCCTGATTTAGGGGACTCAACAACTCGCTCATAATTGCCTCTCGCTCGTTGCTTTCCCGAACCATGCGAATTTCGCGGTTCTTGCTCTCAACCAAGACTTTGGCTTTCTCAGTGAGTTCAATTGCTTCGGCCAACTGTTGATCTTTCATGTCCAACAAACTATACAGTTTGCGAACTTCGGCCTTTTCGTTGAGATGAGTTGCGCTGAACTCAGCTGCGTAGGCTTCAAAGATACGACGTCCAAAGCTGTTCTCACGAGCAACACGGATGTCTTCATGCAGTTGATTTAGTTCTTCCTTGAGATGACGGCTAACAGCTTGGCTCATCTTGGCAGCACTTTCTTTTACAAAGCGTGCCTTGAGTTCTTCCAGTTTGCCACGTGCTTCACGCACCAGGCGCACCTTGGTCTCCACCACTTCACGCTTGTCTTGCGCAAATTCGGTGATTTCACGAGCCAGTGCTTGCATCACAAAATTTTCTAGTTTTTCTAGTCCTTCATTGTGCTGCTTGCGGTCCCGACGCAGTTCGCTAATTTCTTCTGCCAGTTTGGTAACCATGAAGCTGTTAAACTTGGTGGCACCTTCCAACATTTTGCTTTGAAATTTCACGCGATCTTCAGCCAATGCTTGCTTTTCAGCTTGCACTTGTTGAATTTCCTGAGTCAGGCTTTCTGTAACCATTCTATCCAAGGCTTCCACCATGACTTGCTTATCGTGCTCATAGCGATGTGCAAACTCTTCGCGGAGTTCTGCACGGGCCTGCTCACGAGCTTCATTCAGCTTGGCTTCCCAAGCTTCGTTGATCTCTTGACGAGTTTCCTCGGTGAGTAGGTCGCTATCTAGCAATGGTTTCAATGCATCTAACATTATTAGATTCTCCTTAGATTTTGAGATCTTTGATCAGTTTGACTACTTCCTGCTTCAAATATCTCTCTACTTTGTTGTCCATACCAGCATCACGAGCAACTTCCAACAGTCTATGTCCATATTTCATGTTCATGAGACCTTCGTATATTGCCTTGGGATACGCATTGGGTGCGCTGGGCTGTGCAACCACATCAATTGTGACTATTTCAAAGTCACTGACATGTCCGGTACGATCGTCAACGTTACCGCTTCCACGACTGCTGACACCAAGCTTAACGCCAGATTGCAGCAGAGTCTTGATGAGATTGCCCATGGGAGTGGGCAAAATCTTCAACTTGCCGCAACCTGCGTCGCCGTCCATCCACATTTTTTCTACGTTGTGGCAAACACGATCAAGATTGATTTTGAGATCATCAGGATGATCCACTTCACCCAATACTGAGTATCCTTCTACGATCTGCTTGTTGATAGTGTCTACTGCACGTTTGATTTCGTACAGTGGATACACACGTTCATTGGCGTTGCGCTTGTTGCCTTCAATGCAAATACCTTCAAGATAAAGATGCTTACCGCCAGAGGCGTCAGACTCCTCTAGAATCTGAATGTTCGCCTGGTGAAAAGTAAGTTGTTCTCTTAGGTATGTCATTTTTAGTTGTGTGAGCTAGGTACCACTGACTTGGTGTTTACACCAGTTGCCTGTGCTGTGTGAGGCTTGGTAGCTGGTGTGGGTTTTTGTGTTCCCTGTGCTGGCGAATTACCTACTTTGCCAATCAAATCCTTGGTGGTTGGAGCAGGACGACCCTTGGCTTCGGCGCCAGTGGTGTGTACTGGCTTCACTGAACTACCAATTGGACCTTTTGCACCTGCGTTAGCAGCCACAGTGGACTTCTTGTTGACGCTGCCTTCTTCTGAAGTAACAGGCTTGGGAGCGGCTTTTAGACTAACTGCTTCCATCATTTCGTCGTCTTTGGGCAGCATTTCTTCAGTGTCGTCAACTTCAATTGCGTCACCACCGGCGTCCATTTCAAAATCATCGCCGTCGCCCATGTCATCATCGCCCATGTCTCCGCCCATCATGGCTTCAAAATCTGCCATGAGTTCGTCCAGCTTGTCGGCCAGATCCTTGATGTCGTCTTTGGTAGCGGCTGCACCACTGCCTTCGTCGTCTTCGGCTTCCATGCTGATGTCGTCGGTTTCTTCAACTTCGATTTCATCAATCATTTGATCCGAAGCATCCATCATCATGGCGCCTTCTTCCATGGCTTCGTGGTCAGCAGCTTCTTCGAGTTCGTCTTCTTCTAGGCTTTCTTCGCCTTCTTCAATTTTTTCTTCATGATCCGCTTCGGCTAGTTCTTCTTCGGCCATGATGTTTTCGTAGATTTCGCGACTTTTTTCCACCACGATGTCGTGAAAAAGAGCACGAGCTTTTTGCTCATCATCATTGATCACGTATTCGATCAACTGTTCAAATTTGTTCATAAGGAAACTCCTATAGGTAAAGTGTGTTGTTATTTACACTGACCAGGAAATATAAGTGGTTTTAGATGTCAAAAAGGCGATAAATTGCTGTCAAATGTGACACAGCAATTACACAGCAGGAGCCACTGGCGTGGCATATTGTTGTCTGATGAGTTTGAGTTTGTCTTTGTATTCAACCTGGCGCACATCGTTCATGCGGCGTAGTTTGTTGAGTTGACGCAGGGTGAGGTGGCTCTTGCGAAGATCTCCCAGTTGTGGTTGACTGTTGTCTTGCTCTAGGTCCTGATAGGCTTCAGGGTCTTTGTGCCAAAATTCTTGTAGCAGCATAGGATTATTTATACTGTACCTGGCGGAGAAGGTGAAGCTGCTGCGCCTGGAGCTGCTGCAGGTGCTTCTGCGCCTGGCTCACCGGCTGCTCCCACTGGTTCCATCTGTCCAATTTCTTCACCAGTGCCAATGTCGCTTTCAAGACCTGCAGGACTGATGCCCACACTGCGTAGATCCTGGCCAGTGGGCGAAGGCACATCGCCTTCGGCTTTTTCCTCTCTCCACAGTTCTTCGTTGCGTTGAATTTCATCCTCACTCAAGCCCAAGAAACGTTCTAACAAGAAGCGTTTGCTCATGTATGGCAAGGGTTCCAGACTGGTAAATGCTGTGATTCTGGCATTGTCTAGTTCGGTCTGACGATAGCTGGCAAAGTTCTGTGGTGCGTTGAATCTGAGAGAAAATAGTCCGCTGTCAATATTGAACCCGCGCCATTTGAGAAACATCTTGAATTCATCGTCAAGTTTTTGTGCAATCAACTGCTGCAGACGCTCGCAATATTGATTGAATCTAAACTCCTGAATCAAAGCAGTGCCTACTCTGCCGTCGTTGGTGGCACGATCTGAGTCGTCAGGTCCGGTGGGCAAGTAGCTGGATGGCACGCGAAGACCGCGTGCCATTTTGTTGTTGAAATATTTGAGATCGTCAATCTCGCCTAGATTCTGTCCGCCAGGCAAGGTTTCCACAGTGCTGCCACGACCGTCTGCAGTCTGTGGGAAAAAGTAATCTTCGTTGATGCTGAGCGGGTTGTAGCTGGCATCCATGATGTTTTGGCCGCCGCCAGTGATGGTGGGGATACGTCGCTGGTGCATCTCGTTCTTCACACGTTCCACAAACGCCATGGCCAAGTGACTGGGCATGTTACCTACGTCAATTTTAAAGATTCTACGTTCTGGTGCTCGTTGCACACGGTAAATCAGCACAGCATCTTCCAGCAGTTGCTTTTGCTTGAACACCATGAAAATCTGTTCCAGCACACTGCGTCCAAACGGCCAAAACACATCCAGTCCCTCGTTGAGACTGAGATGTACCACGTGCTTGGCATCAATGCAGACTTCGTTCATGGCCTGCATGAAGCGACTGTTGCCAACACCGCCGCCAGTGCCGCCGTTGGGCATGGTGTAGTTGGCTGCCCCACTGATGGTACCTGTCACAGGGTTTGTCATGTAGTCTGTGGTGGTCTTGGCTGCCACAGTCAAGTTTTGGAAGTTGGGATTGATGTCACGAATGATGTACTGCTCAGGTCTCTTGCCTTCGCTTTCGTTCACAATTACCCGCGCCACCTTGGTCATGTCTACCCAGTACAGTTCAAAGGTCTGTGGATCACGCACAAAAACTTGATCGCCGTATTTGATGGTGTTTCTAAACAGTTTGAACGCACGTTGATCCAGCTGATTGAGCTTGACCCACTGCTTGAGCTGTTTCTTGATGATGCTGATTTCGTTGTCAGTGGGATTGTCGTGATAGTCAATTTCAAACGGAGTACCGTTGCTTTCACTGACCTGTGTGCTGAATTCTGCTATGATGTCAAGGCAGGCATTGATCTCCGAATCCATGTCCATGTTTTCGTATTGATTGTATCGTTCAATACGATTGGGATGGCCGCTGTAGACTTCGGGCAATCTACTGGCATAGTTGCGAAACACAAAGTCTGCTCGCACCATGCTGTTGTCATTGTCATTGCGAGTGTAGCCTGGCAGTCCAAATTGATTTTTGCCAGAAATAGGACTCAGCTGCCCGGAAGTGTCTGCGACCTTGAAATATTTGCGCCATCCGCGCTGATGAAGTTCTGCCATGATTCAGTATTTAGTTTAATTGCTGACTGCCTGCAGCATCTTGCTCTGTAAGTTGTTGGTCTGCTGCTGGTTGCGCACCATTTCTTGGGTACTGTTGAGCAGCTCTTTGAACACATCATTGTTGTTTGACATGCGAGACACAGCGTCGGTCATGGTCTGTCGCATTTCGTTGACCAGCCCACGCATGGTGTCTGTATAGATTGTTTTTTGATCATCAAAGGCCTGGCCCACTGCGGCGCTGATTTCTTTGTCAAGATTTAGACCTGTGATTGTGACTGGCACTGTGCCATCCTTGAGTGGTATGAATGCTTCGTCGTAACCGTTTTCAGCTGCTCGCACAATTTCGCCGCCGGGGCGAGCATTGAGAATTCCACCGTCGCGGAACTCTTTAATGGCAGCATGAATATGTTGACCGGTTGCACCTTCACTGGGATCATTGTACTCATCGCGAACATAATGAAAGCCCATGCTCTTGAGTTGTTGTACAATTTTTTGTCCTTGTTCCTTTGTGGGTCTAAAATTCAACGCAAAGTCAAAAGCAAGACCACGAGTGTGGTCGCCATAATATTGTGGATTAGAATGGTGAAAACGATCATTGAAGCCGTTGAATTTTTGAAAACCCTCTACCTGTTGCTGTACTTTTTCAGCCAAATCAATCAACTTGGGACTCAATCCCATGTCGCCTCGCTGCACGTCTCCTTTTGCATCAAATTTCAATCCACGGGCAGCCAAATCAGCTGTTGTTATTGGTTTGGCACCGGGTGGGGGCAACATGGTCGCCGGAGCCGCGCCATATGTGCGATCATCCTGCTGAGCTTTGCGATCCAACCGTCGTTGACGACTTTCATCGCGTTGTTTTTTCATCTCTTCAATACGAGCACGTTTGTCTTCCATGCCCGTCTGTTTGACGATTTCTTCTAGCTCTTTTTTGAGTTCGCGGCGTTTGGCCTCAATTTGACTGGGATTTTCAATTCCATATTTTAGTTTGTATTCTAATGGTTCAAGATTGTACAGCATTTCATCTTGTTCTGCGTTCTTCAAGGCCTCATATTGTTGTCCTTTGTCATAAATGGTCTGAGCTTTTTTCTGCTCTGCAGTGCGACCTATACCCAGAGTGTCCTGAGCAAAGGATGCACCCTTGAAAGCACGTTTGCGATATTCAGTTGCAGCCTGAGTTTCAAGTGGCGCTGTGCTAAAGAAAGTATCAGCTACCCATTCTACAAAACCTGCCAAAGCGTCAACAGCCAGATTTAGATATTCTGAAAACTCCACCAGTAAATCTGTCACACCCGGTGCCACAGTGTTCATGGCAACCAGTGTTTTGCGAGTGTTTTCACGTTGTTTTTCTTGAAGATCAGTAACTGTTTTCTTAGTTTGCGCAGAATTGTTCTTTTGTTGATCTTCTATTTCCTTTTCTGCTTTTTTGAGTTGATCAGCGATGCCCTGCGCCTGAAGTGCTATCAGTCTTTGATCGCCAACAAAACTGCCATAAAAACTGTCATATTGCCCCAGCCGGCCCATAGTTGTCCCTAGGGCGTCAAAAGTTCTTTTGCGAGCATTGATCAGCATATCTGTGGCCTCAGCTGCTTCAATTTTGCCTTCTTGCAATAGTCGTGTGACTTGCATGTCAACGGCATTTGTCGCATTCATGGATTTAATTGAGGCTTCGGTGAATCCGTACATGCCAGCTTGTGCATCTGCAAAACCTTGTGCAGCCTCTTTGTTTTGACTGGCCAAAATCAAGTAGGTTTTTTCAATTTCTCTACGCTCTTTTTCCCTGCCGTCACGTTTCAGTTGTTCCATGGCTGCTGCAAATCGTTCTTGACTGCGCACAGCTTCTATGGCCCGCTCTTGTTCTTTGCGACTCATGCCTGTGAGTCTGGTCAAAGCATCCTGTTCAATAATAAACTTGCGAGCAGATTCTGCCATCTCCTTGTTGACCTGCCCTTGTAGCCCACCAATTCTGGTTTGATTTTTCACAAAGCTCATGAGAGCAGTGTCTATCTGTTCGGTGGTATAACCCATCATGTAGAGCTGATTCTTGAAACCTGCAAGTTGATCGCTCAGATTCACAAACTTTTTACGTCCGTCGGCCACAGTGGTTCCAAACAGTGCTAGATCTTCGGCATTGGAGTTTATGAGACCCACTATCTGATTCATTTCCTGTAGGCTGTAGCCCAGATTCACAAATGACATGGTTACACCGTCCATGCCATCTGCGGCATTGGCCCCAGACTCGTACAGATCTTGATAGACCTTGAACTGTGCGTCGCTAAACTCTCCTACTGCTTTGGCAGCATCAATTATGACACCAGTGAGCACTCCCAGTGCGCCTATCACTATACCAATTGGTCCGCCCATCAGCATGAGAGCCACACCCGCGGCCTTGGCCGCCGTGCTGAGATTGGTGAGACTTTCGTTCATGGCTGAATAGCCACGCTGCCCGTTGTACATGGCACTGATATAACTGGTAGCAGACTTGGCCATGGCTGCCACAGCATCAGCACCGCTCTTGGTACTAGCCGTGAAATTGTTGAGCCCGTAACGACTCTTCATGGACGCATCAGTGGCAGCTTCTTGTGCCATCCTGTTGCGATAGGTAGAATCAGTGAGATCGCGCAGGCGACTCATCAGTTCCATTGCTTCTTGTGCTTGTTGTTGAGAATCTTGGGCCATGTTTTTGGTGCCTATAAGTAAGGTTTAGTATATTTATAGGTGCCAAATGAACCAAAATCCCAATCCACTGCGACAGTTTTTTCGACAGCCTGCCATATATTTTCGCTTGCCCAGCGGCGGAAACTACTGGCCCGCTGGCACTGTAGACATTCCGGAAAATCAAGATCTTCCGGTGTTTCCCATGACAGCCATTGATGAAATCACCTATCGCACACCTGATTCACTGTTCAGCGGACAGGCATCTGTGAGCGTGGTACAGAGCTGTATTCCCAACATCAAAGATGCCTGGGAAATGCCCAGTGTGGACTTGAACGCCATCCTAGTGGCCATACGCATTGCCAGTTACGGGCACAGCATGGACATCACCACTGAGTGTCCGGCCTGCGGACACCAAGGAGAATACACAGCAGATCTACGTGTGAGTCTAGAACAGATTCGCAGCGGCGACTACGCACAAGGTCAGAACTGGGGCGAAATGCAATTTTCGTTCAAGCCCATGAGTTATCGCCAACAGAATCAACTCAACCTTGCACAGTTTGAACAGCAGAAACTGATTCAAAACATTCAGAACAGTGATTTGCCCGAAGAAGAAAAAATTGAAAGACTGGGTCAGTGTCTACAGAGTGTGACCGAACTCACCATAGAAAGTTTGGCCAACTGCACTCAAAGCATACGCACAGCGTCGGCTCTGGTCACTGAACGTGAGCACATTGTGGAACTGTATCACAACTGTGATCGCAAATTGTTCACAGACATCAGAGACTTTGTGATCAATCTTCGAGAGCCCAGTGAAATGCCACTGCTGAACGTTGAGTGCGAAAATTGCAGCCATGCTTACAAACAGGCCCTGATCATGGATCAAAGCAATTTTTTCGGCAACGCCTCCTGAGTCTAGACAACACAGAAATTGAATCATATGTGGAACGCATGGATCAGGAGGCTGACTCACTGC